ATAACCACCTACTTATAATAAAATTTCATATCAAAAGTTACTGACTTAACCTGTTGATTAAAAGCGAAATCATTCCAGCCAGGATAGAATTTAGGTTGTGCATTTGTACAACGATGATTAATTGGAGTGCCGTTTCTCCACGTTTGAACTCCGTCATACACTATCTTGTCGCCTTTTTTCAAATTAATATTACTGATTTTCATATAATCAGATTTTCCCAACGTAAATTGGAAACTTTCTTTACTGCTTACATTTTTACCTAAAACGATAGTTACTTTCTTATAGAGTTTAAATTCGTTATTAGGTACATTTCCGTGGTAATAAACACTGTTATTCCAAATATTAGTAAAAGTGTATGTTCTTTTGTCGTTTTCTTCGTCAAATGGTACTAACATATCATTAGACCATAACGCTTTGTTAGGTTTGTTCTCTAAATCTAAAGAAGTACCAATACTCTCGGCAAAAGGTATTTCAATTGTTTCAAAAACTAAGTCGAAGTTAATCACATTACCTTTGTTATCAGGTGTTATTACTGATGAACATTTAACTTGATACTGTTTACCACTAGTATAGTAATTATCGTTCATCATATTATGATCGAATACTGGATAACCATACTTATCATATGATTGATAGTCATCTTCCGTCGGTTGTAAAAACTTGTAATTATGCTCTTCGGCATATCTAAGTTCTCTAATCCATACAGGTTCAGTGTTTACTGTTAAATCATAAAATTTATCTCGTAATCTTGGTATATCATTAAGTTTTGTACTAACTACATAGCAGGGTACCGTAATTTTCCTTTTACGGTACTGACTACTAAGTAACATACGACCACTTGTGTTTTCTTTTGTTTCGTAGTTGTCCTCTATCTCCGGGCTTTCGATGACAATATCTTTCACTCGAAAACCGAAGTCAGACAACTTGTATTTAGCGCCATCTTTTTGTTTAATTTCTAAATCCATTGCCTGACCTCCTAGAATGTGAATGTGGCATCTCTATCCGCCATTTGTCCGTTGACTATATGAGTTAAAGCGTCGTTGTTAACGTCCATTTTAACGGTTACAACACGTTGCGATGGATTCGTCTTATATTCATGAGTATGTGTAACTTGTGCATTGGCTGATGCACTAGCGTTTTTAATATCTCCTTGAATATTTGGTATTTTTAGATTGCTATTTTTTAATGTACTTCTAACATCACTTAATACATCAGTTGGATTAACAGCATTTTTAACTGCTTTTACAGCACTTGATCCCAAACCACCTGCAATGTTTGCCACGCTTTTTTTCTTATCATCAATACCGATTTTAAAGCCTTCTCCAAAATCTCCACCGATACCCATCATTACTCTTGATGGAGAGTGTGAATTGAGAACACTTCTAACCGCATTGATTGCTGAACTAGCAACACCTTTAGCTGCATTTACAACAGCACCAGCGGCGTTTTTAATACCATTTACCATTCCCATAATTAAATCTGTACCGGCTTGAGTGAAACGGCCTATAAAGTTACGTACTGCACTTAAAGCATTTGATACTCCGTTTCTTACATTATTCACAACGTTACGCATACCATTAATGACTGCGTTGACAATACCACGCATAGCTGAACCTATAGAACTAAGCATATTCATAAATCCGCTAACTGCTGCATGAACAGCACCCATTACAGCGTTTATAATTGTACTTTTAATTAAATTCCATAAAGAAGTTATTAAAGAAGAAATTGAAGTCATAATAGAACTTGTAATAGCGCTTAATCTAGCCCAACTTCCACTGACGATACCAACGATAATTGTAACTACACCTTGTATAACTCCTTTGATAGCATTCCATATAGTAGATGCTATGGTAGAAATAACACCAAATATAGTAGAGGTTACAGTAGAAATCGTTGTCCAAGCTGTTGTAACGATAGTAACGATGATATTAACGATAGTCATAACGACCGTTGATATCGCAGTCCAAATAGTTTGTGCAATAGTAACAAGAACTGTCCAAATCGTTTGTGTAACTGTAACAATTGCAGTCCAAATCGTAGTAATAATTGTAACTAATGTTGTAATTATAGTTGTTATTATTGTAACAATTGCAGTCCATATCGTTTGTGCTACCGTTACTAAAACGTTCCATTGGAATTGTGCCATAGCAACAATTGCACTCCATATATTAGATAAGAAAGTTCCTAATCCACTAACTACAGAGATAACGGCATTGACTATTGCATTCCAAATAGAACTTGCAATACCAATTAACGCGCCAAATATTGTACTGAAAAAGTTGACTGCGTTTTGCCAAGTTTGTTGTAAATATTTACTCCAAATATCCCATATAGCCTGAGCTGCAGATACAATATTTTGCCAAATATTTTGTCCAACTTTTAATATTGTTTGCCAAGCACCCGACCAATCGCCACTAAGTATCTGTAAAGCTACAGTAATAATGCCGATAATAATATCAAAGGCAACCTTAATAACTGTAGTTATCACAGTCCAAACCGTACTTACAACAGCAACTAAAGCTTGGAAACCTTGAGAAACTATTGGAGAAATCAACTGAATAGCCGTTTCTACAACTTTTACGATATTATCCCAAGCGTTTTTAAATATAGGAACTAAAGGTCCCATGATATCTTGAGCTTGAGAAAGCAATTCTCCTAAAAATCCAATAACAGCTTGTATTGCGTTCCCTACTGCATCTTTAATAGCATTCCACGCGTCGCTCACAGCATTTCTTAATACTTCTGATGAATTCCACAAAGCAACAAATATAGCTATTAACGCTGCTACGCTTGCAATAATTAAAATTATTGGCGCATCTATAGCTGCAATAGCAGCTGCTATCCCTTCGAATACTGGAGCCAATGCCGAAGCTACAGACATAAGCGCCTCTATAACCGTTCCCGCACCTGTAAACACTTTAATAAATGTTCCGATAAAGTCGATAACACCTAAGATAGGTGGACCTAGTGTCATGAATACACCTGCTAATGTAGCAATTAAGCCTAACAATATACCAATAGCAGGGTGTGCATCAGTTAAGTTTTTGATAAACTCTGTCATAGCAATAGCTACATCTAAAACTTTTGCAGCTAACGGAGCCATAGCAGTAGCAACGTTAATGATAATCATCACCAAATTACCCAGTAATGACATTAGTTTTGGACCGTTAGTGTTAACGTAATCCATAAATTTCTTAAATCCATCTGATTTAGCAACAGTAGCACTCCAAGAAGCAAACTTCTCAGACATTTGAGCAAGTGATTCTAAAATAGAGTGAGTATTAGGTGCGAATGCTTTCATAAGGTTAAATATTCCTTTGAAAGTATTACCAAATATCTGACCTATTAACGGTAAATTTTGTTTTGTATACTCTACAAATGATTTAATAGCTTCTTGTCCTGCAGAAGATTGAGCCCATGAATTAAAAGCTTGTCCCATTCTTTTGAATCCTGCTGCAGCCCAATCTGCAAGTGGAGCTAACTGTGTGAGAACACTTACAACACCACTTCCAAAGTTACCAGCTGCACTTAGCATATTATTGAATATTCTTACTCCTGTTGTGCCCATCATTTGGAAAAACTTTTGTGCTACTTGAGAGTTTTTAGCCCAATCGAGCATTTTAGCACTTGCTTGTTCCATTCCTTTAGACACGCCACTAATAAAAGGAGATAAACCCGCTAAAGCAACTTTTATCATGTTTAGGCCATTAGCCATTGTGTTAAAGATTTGGCTTTGGTTTTTCTCTATAATACCTTGCCATGCATCTTGCACACCTTCTAAAGCGCTTTGATATTTTTTAGTTTCAGCTGTAGCTTGTAGAGTTCCATCGTTAAGCATTTTAATAGCACTTGCAGCCATAACTCCAAATCCCATAACTCCACCTGCAGCAACACCAAATGCAGCCGCTAATCCTGCAGCTCCACCAGCTACAACCCCGATAGCATTAAGAACAGCAAATAATGCAGGTACCATTCCAGCAATGATAGGAACGACTAAGGTTAAGTTGGAAATCAACGCACCTTGTACCATATTAGAAATAACAGTACCAATTGTTCTAATACGTGTAGCCAAAGCATTCCAAGAGTTCATGGAACTATCTATACCAGCTACCATCGCTCTAAATGCTCCTTGCGCTTTATCAGAGTCAACATCTATCCTAGTGTGTATTCGGTTAGGAATTGAACGTAACATTGCTTTAAGCGCTAAAATCTTAGACACAGCAGCACCTTCGTTAACTTCGACAGTAGCTTTTGCTTTTTGTCTCGCAAAGCTATTAAGCGACTTTTTAGCTTCAGCTATAGCGACACGTGCTTTAGTTGCGTCTGCATCTAAATGAGCACTATAAGAATTTCCGTCAAACATATCTAAATCAATCTGTAGCTTAGATAACGTTGATATAGCTCTTCTTGCGTCAACATCAGCATGCGCATTAGCATTTGATCCGTCGAAACGTTCTAAATATGCTTGTGCTTCTTCAATATTAGCTTTCGCACTCGCTACATTAGCGTCTAACTCTGCATCGCCTCTGTAAGCATCGAATTTGCGTACATATTCTTCAGCTATTTGTACTTTGCTTTTAACTTCGTCAATATCTATATCAAGGTCAGCTTCTGCACGAGTGTTATTAAATGACTCTAATTCTTTTTTAGCTTTGTTTACTGCGCTAGTTACACCTGATGCATCTGCATCAATTTCATTATCTTTGATTTTATCCATAGTTCCTTTAAAACGCTCTGCTGTGTTTTTAGCTGCTTGTATAGCACTTTTGAACTTTTTTGCGTTAGCTTCTATTGTCGCTTTAATACTGTAATTAGCTTCTGCCACGTGTTCCCACCTCCTTATTTATTAAGTTCTGCAATTTGTTGAAGTAAATCTTTAGGAGGCATATTCTCCTCAAATTTGCTTTCAGAAGCGAACTTCACAGGTTCGCCCCTGTTTAATCGTTTAATGTTCTCTTGATAATGCATGATATCGTCTGCACTTTTGAAACGATATTCTGTCTCGCCTTTTTTACCGCCACGTTTCTTTTTCTCGGCAGCTGCGTCTCTAATAGCAAAAGCGAGTTTGTACATATCCATATCTTTATCTAGTTGCTCATACTCTAGTGCATACATACGATAGTTGAACTCCCTAAGTGTCATTCGCTCTATGACATCTAAATCATAGATTTTGAGCTTACTCATGCATAAGATAACAATACGATCAAACGTTAAAAGTTCATCCTCTACTTCTTGCTGTTCTTTTTGTATTTTTTCGGAACGAGGTTTTGGGTTAAAACACGCTTTCCCAGTTCCTCGATAACTTCATTACAAAATTCTTCAAGACCAGTATTTTCAATAACATTCTCAACAACTTCTTCTAAGTCTTTTTCTGTTTTAGGAGCGCCTTTTTCTTGTGCTGTTGCTGCTTTAATCACTTTTGCAACATCTACTACACTGTGGCTTTCTAATGCAGGTACTAACATTTCTGTACCTTTACCAAAGTTAACTTGTTCAGCTTCCATGCCCATTTCTTTATCAATGATGTTTAAGAACTTTAATCCAAATGATAATTCGATTGTTTTACCGTTAAATTTGATTTCCATATTTTTAATTACCTCACTTTATTTTATTAGTCAAAAAGAAAAGAGGGCTTTAAGGCCCTCGTTATTATACACTTTCTACTGTGCTAGGTTGGTTAGGTTGTGGGATATCTTCTGAAGCAAGACCATCGTTCGCAGGATCTGCGGCAACAGTATCGTGGAAGCCATAAGCTGCTTTGTTTTTCTCGATTTGTTCTGGTAAAGTAGCCCAGCCACGTTTCTTTTTAAGATATACACCAAATTCTGTTTCGAATTCAGCGATATCATCAGCGTCATTTGTACGGTCAATACTATTCCAATAACCTTGACGATATTCAGCTTTGTATTTACCTTCTGAATTTTTCACTTTTTTGTTAATTACCCATAATTCATATGGCACATCTTCTTCTGTAGCATCTTCGATTTCGTCGCACAACGTGTCATCTTGGTTCATGTAGCAAGTGATAGTTACAGTTGACTCTAAAGTACCTCCAGAGTTAACAGGACCATCAACAGTAGCTTCTGTATCTCTATCTTTTTCAGTTTCGCGTTCTAATTCTGTTACCCACATTACTTTATTTGCATCTTTTTTATCGCCAGCCTTACGAATCAAGACTAACTCATCAGTACCTTGTTTAATTGCCATAGGTTTTGCCCTCCTAAAAAATTGTATAAAAAAACAAGCCAATTAATGACTTGTGTATTCGATATTTATTG